AATAGCATTGATTGCAATTTTATGATGTTCTGAGCATGGCCGTAAAAATCCGTTACGCTATCTATATCGCGCAGCAGTTGACCGAACGCCACTGGCTCAATAATCGCGCTATGATGTTTGGTTTTTGGCTTTGGCAGCATTAAGTCAGCGACCGCAATAGCCGGATTGCTTGCTATATAACCTTGACCAATAGCAAGGGCGAATATCTTTTGACAGACACCGCGCACACGTTTAGCTGTTGGTATCGTGTCACGCTCGATATGCTTAATGGCCTTTAATACGTCAGGCGTTCCTATCTTGTCGAGACTCATGCGCCCGATATGCTCACACGCATAGTCGATATGCTTGCGCTTTTGCTCGATAGTGCGTTTCTCAAATTGACCTGATGCTATCTGACCTTGTAACCATTCATGCGCCATCTGCGCGAATGTAGGCATAGCAGCGGCTTTGTTTGCTAATTGCTCGTAGTAGGTGACCGGATCGACGCCTCTAGCTATCAGTGATAGATTATCACGGTACATATCACGCGCTTGCTCAAGCGTGAACACTGGATAAGCACCCAAAGTGAAGTTACGACGCTTGCCGTTATCAGGGCTAGTAAAACGATGCCTAAATGTAGTAGTCTTATTATCTCGAATATAAAGATTCAATCCTTTATAACCTTGGATAGCATAAACGTCATCACCGCTGTCATGGTCTTTGATAGCTTGCTTGATTTGTGAGTCGGTTTTAATGCCAAGCTCTTTTAGTTTTTTGTTAGCCACTTGATTACCAGTTGATTACCATTTAAGTTTTGCAACTTTGCTATACTTTTAACAACTTTTCAAGCATTAAAACAAGCCACGGCAAATAACAGCCTGAAATATAAGGTTATAAAAGTTTATAAAGGTTATTAATAAATTCTGACTGATGGAGTCGCTTTTTTATGTCTGTAAGATACTGATAAATATAGCATTAATACTATAATTTGATATTTTGATTACCTCTTTGATTACCACTCGCTTTATTTTAGACAATAAAAAACCCGCATTAAGCGGGTTCTTCGTAAGTAAGGCTTTCCTCAAACTCTATCAAATCTTTATTTCTAAAAAACTTGTGAGAGCTGCTAGAGTCATCTAGTGGATTTACTACCGGTGATGGAAACTTACCTGCCTTGTACCAGTTTTTGATAGTCTGATTTGTTACATCGAAAAACTTAGCGACATTTTTTAACGATGTAAGTGCGTCAGGGTTCGATCTAAAGTCAATATTTTTATCAGTCATCTGTCACCTCGCTTATCTCAAACTTAGTTTCGACACACTCAACTGCGGCGCCATTGCCAAGATATATACTGTGATTGGTGAGCACGTCTATCAACGCTGCTCGTAGAACATCTTCAGCGCTGTCTTGTATCTCGATAACACCATCTTCCGTGCCACCTTCAACATTGTCGTTAATCCAGTCGTCGATGTAATCGCGCAAACGAGATGGTAGCTTGGTTGTTTCGTTGATAGCATTTTCAACCGATGGGATAATTTTGCAAACAGTAAAGAATGATGGCATTTCATCGTGGTCCTCAAAATACTGTTGACGTATTTCGGGCGCTTCTAATGCCGCATCTTCACGGCTTTTATATGGGCCTTCGTTTAAGACTTCGCCGTCATCCATGCTCATGTAGAAAACTGGCGCTTCTTTGTTTAAATCACTCATGAACAATCTCCTTTAATTCGTCAATCTTGGTTTGCAATGCGATAGATAAAGTCTGTATTTCATCGGCTGTGAACTCTTTTACAGCGAAAGCAATCCAGAGCGCCATTTTTTCGTCTCGGTCACTCACATCACTCTCCTTGTTTTCTTAAACTGCTAGCCAACATCCAAGCGACAATCTTAAACGGATGCCAACCTTGTTTCTCAGTCCAACCGTGCAAGTACCATGCGTCAGGCTTGATGTGCATATTGTAGAAACCAGTCCAAACCTTACCGCATTCAGTTAACACTACGCATTTATCCTTATCAGATAGCAGCTCTTTGCGCTCAGGCAACCGCTCACTCGCATCAATCCAAGTAGGCGCAGGCTTAACATACGGCTGCATCTTGTGAGGGTAGTGCTCAGTCTCAACCCATTTCTTCAACTCATCTAAACTATTAAAATCTTTGTTCCCATCACTACCACCCATCGAGTCGACCCAGTAGACTCTGAATTTTTCAGCAAAAAAACATACTCTATAAAATACACCTGCGCCTTGCGCTCTGTGGTCTACATAATCAACTGTAGTGTGGTCGACCCAAACCAACGGCTGTAACGGTAAATTATTCATCATCTGCTCCATATTTATTATGATAGTTTTGCGCCCATTGCTTTGCGGCTTCTACACTGTCAAACTCGCTTGACTTGAAAGAAGGGTAGTCGCCTTTTGCGTTATAGATCACAAAGTGGCTGCTACCGATAATCTCAATTCTATAGCTGTGACTGTCAGTGTTAGCCACATCGTTTGTCGTCCATTCAAGCTTGTTTTTTGCATTATTCATGAAACACCTTCGTTAAAATCTATCGCCATTTGCTTGGCATCTTCCATTGTTTCCGCTACCCACTCACCCCGACCAAAATTACCAAAGGTTGATAACCTACTATTTGTAGTGCCTCTTAATTTTTCGTTTGGCACTTCATTGTTGTATTTCCAACTAATCTCGATAGTGTTAGCGTCAATTATTTTAGAGGTTGTCCATTCGTTGTATTCGTCATCCCAAAAACTAAGCTCGTTAAGAGAAGCGTCCTCAATGTTTGCAGGTGTATAGTGACAATCGCCTTTTTCACACTTAGAACCTATAGTAAAGCCATAACAAGCTCGATGACTCCAGCCAAACCATTTGTTATGCAGCGGACTAAAGCCTACGCCATGCGTTAATTCTTCCGTTATTTCTAAGTCGGCAAGAAACTTGACATCATCTTCCATGCCTTCGAGAGTGATATAACTACCATCAAACTTGCTGATATACTTTTTTAAACCATCCTCATTCCACGGATGGTCGTTTTCTACAAGATTAGCAACCTGGTCTAAATATTTTTTAATTTCCATATCTCTATCCTCATTAGTAAATAGGGTGCCCTTATCGCGGGCTTTCGGCCTTGCCTCAACTGCTTTTTCAGAGCGACATGCTATGCACGTAAGGATTGTCGATCTTGGCTGCTAGTAGTTGATCGCCACCATCTAGCTATGCGCGTCAGTGTATTAGCCCGCACTGCTCGGTTTAACTGCTAATATTCTGCTAACCGCCAATTCATCAGTGCAACAAAAACATTCCACTCAATACGATTTGCCCACTCTATTGCTACGTTTTTAACATGACGCTCTTTAGCCTCTTTGTAAGCCTGATAAGCTTTTTCAGCACACTCGTAATAACCTATATGCTTATACTTTCCATACATTCTTAACCCTGCATAAAATCTACCCACATCCTTCTTGAATGAAACACCCTGAGGGTGCTCACCTCTTGAAGCGCCACTATCTATAAGCAGCATGTTTAGATCCCTAGGTACAAAACAACAAGTATCGGGGCTGTATAATTTATTGCCATTGACCAAGATGTCTTTGTCCAACTGATACCCGCAATTGCTATGCTTCTGGTTTTCAGACCACTCTGCAAATACTTGAAAATCTTGCCACTCATCACATATAGAACAACCTATATATGTTGGATGTCTTTTTTGCATCTCAGGCTTATAACATCTTCTTATCATAGCTAGCCAAACGACATAGTTCTTTGTCTTGACTCCGTTTATTCTGGTCTTATGCTTGCCGCCTGAGTTATAAAAATTACTAGAATTCTTTTCCGTATTCATAAGAATCTCACTCTTATTTGTTTGTCACTGTCAGCTTTAACGGCATCTATTAGCCCCGATGCAGGGTTTAACTGGTACTAGAATGGGATAGAATCCTCTGGCACTTGAGGCGCTCCGTTTTGCGGCTGCTGGCTCATTTGATTGTTAAAGCCCTGCTGTGGCGCTTGGTTCTGCTGTGCAAACTGGTTGTCAACCTGACCTTGCATACCTTGCGCCTTGTTCGCTTGCTGCTGTGCGTAGTTGCTAGGCGCTTGCTGATTGTTAGGCGGCTGCTGATAGCCTTGGTTATTCTGTTGACCACCATTGGCGCTATCTAGCATTTGCATACTGAACGCCTTAATCTCAGTGACGTACCTATCAGTACCGTCTTGCGCCTGATACTTACGAGTGCTTAACTTGCCCTCGATATAAACCTTGCTACCTTTGCGCAAATACTGCGCTGCAATCTCACCAAGTCGATTTGCTAATGATATTCTGTGCCATTCAGTCGCCTCTCTCTTCTCGCCTGACTGCTTATCAGCCCATTGTTCAGAAGTTGCCACTGTAATGTTTGCAATACTGCCGCCGTTATTAAACTGCTTGACCTCTGGATCAGCTCCAAGATTACCGATGATTATTACTTTATTAACTCCGCGCATAGTCTTGCCTCTTAATTCGATAGTTGTTTAAATAATTCGTTGTAGTAGTCACGCGACATTTCGACGCGCTCTTTTGCTTGCTCGATCAAATCTTTGTCATACTCAATCTTTACCGACCTGATGCGTTTTTGTAGTGGTATTCGATTGACCAGCTCAACGTGCTCATACTCGTCATCGTTATAGCCAAGCAAGCTATGCGGAGTAGGTAGCAGCACAAAGTCCACGTAATGCACCTTTTTACCCCATAGCTCCATATAGACTTGACCTTGCCAATCATAGCCACCATCTTTGACTTTTTGTACAGCGTCGTCATGTGTCCAGGGGAAGCTATCGATTGACCATGAACATTTGGTGTCTCGTATGCTATCGTCGGTCAGTAAATCGCACTCACCGCTGAACCAGTCATTACTTTTGCGCTCAGTGTTTTTGGTCAGCTTGACCGCTTTTAGCAGACTGATAGCTTTGATTGCGTCATCTTCGAGCATCAAACCCTTGTTAATCATCTTTGCGTCAATCTCACGACGATAATCAAACACATCAAGCAAAACAGCATTAAGTACCACTTTTTTTGATGTTTTACCGAGCGTGGTCTTGTTCTGTAAGCGCGTCATCAATCCACCTAACGCGCTTGCTCTGCATTTGAAAGTCATGAGGCTAGTAACTCCTGTCTCTGCTCATTGCTGATGGTATAACCTGCACTACCATCTAGCACTGATCGCTTATCAAGATTGCCGTTTTCAATTGATGTTTTGACCGTTGCAAAGATATTAGGGTCGTCTGATATATCCATTTCAATAGCCGCTTGCTGTGGCTGATTGTCTGCATACTCATAAGACTGCTGACCATTAACATCGCGAATGATTGCTTGGTCTGCTTGTACGGCCTCAGCCAATGTTGGCACGATTGACAATGGCGCTTGCTTACTTAGCAGCAGTTTTAGGACCGTTTTCTGAGCCATAGCCTCAAAGTTATCCTTCCAAACGCCATAGCCTTTTTTGAATGATTGGCTGTACTGTCCAGCATGAGAGGCCATTTCTTTATTGGTCATCGCTAAGTGAGCCTCAAAGCCATTTAGTAATTGGAAGTAGGCGATATAACCTGTGACCTCACCTTTTGGCTCTTTGGGTAAAAATGCAGTTAGGCGCTCATAGACTGATTGCTCGGTGTCACCTGAATACGTTTTGCAAGCACTGATGCGCTTAAACTGACCGCTACGCTGTGCAAGCTGAACAAAGCCCTTGTAACCCATCTGAAAGCTCGCTTGGCCTTTAAACGGTACGATATAGGCAAAGCCTAAGTTGTCGTTGATCGGCAAGTTAAGAGTGGCAGCCGTAACTACTGCGCCAAAAATACTTTCAGGTGATGCGTTTTGCAGTGCTTTATTGCCGTTGACCACCTGCAAGGCGCTTGTTAAAAATACGTCTTTGCGTTCGCCAAGTAATTCCTCTAACTTGCGCTGTACGCCTTGACCATTCATGTATGCCTTGATTGCTAATGCGTTACTCATCGTCTTATTCCTTATGAAATTTCGTTTAAATATTCGATTAAGTCACCAAAACCTTGATACCATCTGCCCATTCGCTGCCATTTCTCGCTAGTGGGGTAGTAGTTGATCTCATGACCAGTTGGCGCTGTCAGCCTTATGTGATACAGGTCGTTAAATGATTTAATATCAAGGCTGAACGCGGTAAGTTGGTCAAAGTCTCGCTGTCTTTTTGACAACGGTACTGAGTGCTTTGCCATGTCAGCCTCCTTTAATCCGTTTTAATTTCTCATTCGCAGCCTTAACCGTTTGATACTGCTCAGACTGCAAATACTCGTCTGTATATCCTTCGCTTTTCGTCGGCTCCCACTCATTACTCACAAGCAGTTCACCGTCAATTTCGACCAACTGATAAGCCTTGTCATCGACTATGACCGTTTCGGCAAGTGCTGCCGTTGCTGTGATTGCGCCCATAAGAGCGCCAAACGTGATAAAAATTAGCCATTTCATTATTTGACCTCCCTGTCTATTGCGCTGTTTTCCCAATTAGAAGCAGGTGAAGAATATCCAAGTGAAATAAAATCTAATTCTTTGAAGTTGCTACCTCTTGCAGCCCACTCTTTTAACCCCAGTAGGTTCATGTTGTAACCCCAAACAATGCCAGTGCTAGTTACCCTGCAACTCTTAACCCAATCAGGCGCGTCCTTGAATATCGCTTGCGTTATCTGCTTCATGGCTGCACCTCGTTCTCTAATATTGAGTCAACCAATTCAGCGTCGTAATCTGTGGAGTTTGTCTGAGAAACTGAATACAGGCACATTCTTAGCATTAGCTTGTTAAGATCTTCGTCGTTAATTTCGACAGCGCGCTTAGCAACCTCATTCAGTAATGAACGAAAGTAACCAAATGGTATTTTGAGGGCTGCCATATCTTTAGGGTGTATCGCGTTATTTTGAATTTCATTCAAAAGCGAAACTGTATCAACCTTAAAGACTAGCTCTTTTTTTTCGCTATCCATCACGCCACCTCGCTTGCTGTATGCACGTCATAACCGTGACAATGTGCGCTCAATAAGCTCTCAAAATGCTCTCTCACATAGTCGTCATCGAGCGGTACGTCAATAACCAACATACCGTCAGCCGTTGGCTCTAGCTGCACTCTATGCAGCACAGCGTAGGGCGATTTTTCGTAAAAGTCAGGGTCGCGGCATGAGTAGTCAACACACTCAAACGTAAGGATTACATTGCATGTGACGTGCGAATTTTGGTCTTTGCTTTCAATTCTTATTGTCTCTAACATGTCGCTCTCCTTATGCGTGATCCGCGTGATAGGCTTTAAGCATTTCGTTCTCAACCCAGCCAAATGTTTTGAAGTGTTCGCAAATATCAATAACCATTTGCTCTAAGTCCATGCCGTCGGTGCTTGCTTCGTTGTCGTCAGCATCGTAGTAGTTAGCTTTGATTTGGTCGATATCTATAACGTCTTTACTATTGTCCCAGCTCATTTCAACGTCGATATTCATAAAGCTGTCATCGTTGAAGTAAACGGTCATGTAAGCGCCGTTCTGGTCATAACTTGGTTCTGATACGCTATAGCTTTCTGTCTTAAAATCGTTCATAATGTCCTCGCTTATTAGTAAGTAAAGCCCTGTCTCTTTGGTCGGATGTCAGGGCTTTTTTACGTCTTGAATTTGCCATCGCTGCATCGTCTGCGTTGTTCGTTGCGATGTGGTAATAGTAACTTAACTTACCTATTGAGTCAAGAAAGAAAGTAAGAAAAGTTACCTTATTTTCGACAGGCAATAAAAAACCCCATCAATTACGGGGCTTGTAGGTCTAAATTATTTTCTTATCGCAGCTTTTTCTTATGCTCAACAGCGACCCCACAGATAGTAAAGTCAACAAACCGACTATCTATAATAGGGTAGTCAGGATTAGATGGCACTAAATGAAAGAACTCTTTTTTAGTTTCTTCATCAAACCCCTTTGGGCGATACCGCTTAAATGTTGATTTCTTCTCACCTTCTTTTAATGCCAACACAAAATCAGATGGGTTAGGTTGTACGTCTGGGTCAATTAACACTAAATCTTTTTCATAAAAGTCAGGTTGCATACTGCTACCCTCTATAACCACCCAATATACACGGTCGCTATACTCTATCGACACTGGCTCAAACTCATCTGTTATAGCATCATCGTGATACTCGCAGAACTCACCTGCCTGTGTGTAATTCAAAACTGGCACATACTTAACAGGCTTCCT